TCACGGAAGAACATATCATTCTGATAGAACTGTGCTACATTAAAATAATCGTACCAAGCATTGCTAAATTGAGATATTTGACCCAAATCTTCTTTTGTTAAAGATTGGTCTATTTTATACAACTCAGTTAAAGGTACTGTCTTAATCTCTCCCCAATAAAAACAATCTTTAAATTTAGGGTCTTCAGTATAACTATACACTACATTAGCAGGGTCTACATATGAAATCTTAATACCTGCTCCGGGAAGAAATTCGTGCTTTGCAACAGCAAGACCAACTACAGTCGCATCATAATCAAGTCTTTTTCTAATGTCATCATATTTGTTATTATCAAATATGGTATTAATAGCTTCCTCTTCTGCTATTTCAATTGCAGGCTTATAATTAAGCTGCATATGAAGTTTCATTTCATCATCATTTGTAGGAAGTTTTTCAGGGTCCATCATAAATGGATTTGCTCCTGTTGATTGTTGAATAATATCCAACACTTCCTTTGCTGCGACCTGACCTTCTAACTGCTCTTGATATTGATTACGATGTTCTTGAGACATAGCATCTTGTGCATATGCCTTTACTTTGAATAGTCTTTCAGACATCCCATTTACTACTATATCTACAAACTTTGGTAGAATAGGTACAGGAGTCCAATCAAGATTTAGATAAGAAATATCTCCATCAATAGCTAATTCATTTTTATATTTTGCAATAGACTGCTCGCCTCTCGCATATAATCTTAGTCTATGGAACTCTCTCCATTGACCATAAAATCTACAAGTATTACCATCTTTTTTAAACCACTCATACTGTATTGCTTGACCAACTTGTAATCCATATGCATCGCTTTTCTTTTCAGCATCAGATGCCATTTGAGTTGGGAAAACCGAAGATGTTATGTCTATTAATATGTTTTTCATCGGATTAATTGGCTTAAGTTACCATCCTGTTTATATCTTGCGAAGTTAATACTAATTTTTGATTCTTTTTTTTCAGGCATATATAAATGTTTTTGATTAGCCATAATAGCTAACCCCGAACTAATAGATGCATCATATTTTGTTCTGTCGTTAATGTCAAACTTTGCCCAATCTTCTAATGTTCGTATAAAAGGCATTGTTCCCATTTCTTCAGGGTCTCTATATTTAGCTTCTAAATCTAATCCTATATACTTTTCAATATAAGATTCAATAGCTGCTGCGTGAGCCTGTTTAACATCTTCTGAAGTATTTGGTATGCCTCCAAGTTCTCTTTCTGTTTTTGACAACTTTGCATATTGCTTATCAGGTCTATTTAAACAGAACCCTCTGTACCCTCTATTTTTAAAATGGTATAATAGCCTTGGTTTGTTATTCTCTATTAGTATAGGCATTCCAAAAAATACACACGCCATAAGAACTTCCTCAAAAAATATCTCAGCAGTTTGTGGACGAGCCGTATATTCTAAAAAAAATTCATTAACAGGACCTTCATCCATATGGAATTTAGTTAGTCCGTGTAACGAGCCATTTGACCCCCTACCGTCAACTACAGCAGATATATCATAAGAGTCACATCCAAATGACCCCATATGCTCATTACCTGCGTATTTAATACCTAATCTTGTATGAATATTATTCTGAAGATGCTTAGGAGGAAACCAACTACAAAAGAACCTTCCGTTTTTATCAGGGTACCATATTACTTCGGTATCTTTTATCCCATCCTTCCAACTAAAAGACCCACGAGTGATATAATGTTCTTTAATCATTGAGTCATTGTAATCTATCTGATGGTATATTTTAGTAAGATTAAACAAAGCCTGCTTGCTCTCATCACGAAAGGCGTGAGACTCTGTTCTTGGGAACTGACGGTAAAATTCATTCAATGCATCTGAATCGCTTTTTAATGAATCTACTTCAGCTTCCCAATAATCTATAGCACCATTACTTATCCATCCTGAATCAACTCCTAATACTTTATTTTTTGGCTTCCTAAATACAGGCATCCCAAAACGGTCAATAAATCCTTCCATATTCCATTCCATAGGAATAAATAAACCATATAGCCCGCTTTTTGTTTGCCCATTTGCATTACGAGTTGTAACACGTGAGTCTTCATATATATCTTTGAAATTCTGACCTCCTTTAGATAATGCATTTGAGGTAGAGCCCATCATACACTTTCCGATGATTTTAGACCCTAATCGAAGACAAGTCTTAGTAACCCTCCAATTCTCCTTAATATTTACAGGCTTAGTCCATTTACCACTTTCATCGTGAGCCAAAAACAATAGTTTTTCTCCATCATAAGAGTTATCTTCTGTATTCTTCCAATCTATGGTTGTATCCAACCCATCTATTTCATTATTGGTTGTATCATACATATTCTTCTTTGTAATCTTAGATGCCGGCAAACGGAAAGCTAATTCAGTCTTTGGCTTATCCATACCATCCATTACCGGTTTAAAGAAGAAAGGGAGCCTACTATTTATAGGGACAACCTTGTCTGTAAACATTTTTTTAGCATCAGCACCTGTCTTTGAAAGTATTCCTACCCTCGCATCTCTTGCAAGCGTACCTACATTAATACATTCAGATGATGACATAAAAGAAAACCCTGAACGTCTTATCTTTAAATAGACCATTCCAAATGACCTATAGTCTGCCCTGCACGCTTCCCAAAATATCCAATAGATTCTATTGGCTTCTCTAAAGTCAGGATACCCTATATCAATACTTGACCACTGAAGGTACATCCAATGAGACCCTGTTATATAAGTTGTGGTCCCATTGTTCATAAACCAAAAGCCTTGCTCTCTATAATCAAATTGCTTTTCAATATAGTCAACCCATTGATTTTTAAATTGAGATGGCATTTCGTTCCAATGAAATATAGATTGGATTTTAGACAACTCCCTTGGACAACTTTCTCTTTCCCAATATTGTTCAGACGCTTTAGCGTGTCTTTGAAGACAGTCTTTAGGAGCAAGAGGAAGGGCTATAGCTAATCCTGAAATACTTATAATTTCTCCAATCTGTCCTGTTTTAGAGATAACAACCATATTATACTTGTCATCATACCCATAGTCCCACGTATTAGCCTTGTTTTTATTTGCAAGAACATTAGCCGGCACGTAGTCATATAGCACCCTATATAAGTCATTATTTTGAACGTCTTTCTGCAAATCCTTGTTTTGAATCGGTTACACTTACTCCTTTGTCTATTGCTTCAATATTTTCTTTTTCAGCTTCTATTCTACTTAATATTTCAAAAGCATCAAATATTGCCAATTTTTTTGTTGCTGCTGCATTTTTTAATTTATCAGCAGACAAATCATCTCCTTCTATATCAGGTTTCAAAATAAACTCTTCAGCAACTTTAATAAGTTCTTCTACAGCCCTATGACCTGCCTGAATTATTCTTAATTTTATTGCTTTTGTATCATTGGTCATAGCTTAATAGTAATTTGATGGTCATACATTCTGTATAATTTCTCTCCATCAACATCAAACTCATATTCACTGTCAGGAGAAAAACATACGTGGTCTCCTTCCTTTATACCACGACTAATAAGATAGTCATTTGGGTATTTCATCACTCCCATCAATGGTTCTTCAGAAAAAGGTTTTTTTATATAAGACTCAACTACCGGCATCGGTTTTACAAAACAGTATTTATCATATGCGTTCCACGTGCAACCTTTCTTATAAAGGAAAAACTGCTCAGCATCAATAAGAAATACATCGTCTCTAAAAAACGACCTACCACTTTTTTGATTGCCCTTCATATCATTATAAAACTTAAATGCATTATGATGCACAAGCAAGATGTCTCCTTTCTCTATAGGACCATCATATCTTGCCGGCAATTCTAAAACTTCAGCATATCTATTAGCAAACTTATGGTCTTCTTCAGATGTGCTTACAATAACTTCAACTCCTGAAATATCTCTTGTATTATCGTACCTTTTGCCATTTAATGGCTTAACTATAAAATAGAACGGAGACTTCATTAAAAATTTATATTAAATTCGATTGAAATTGGAATAGTTGGACTAAACCGTTTCCACAAAACTACTTCTTTTTTATCATTAATTATATATATAAGTATACAATTTGTCGACTCATCGTGTTTTATTAAGTGTATTTCGTTACTATCCCCAAGGATTTTTTGTCCTACAAGGTAGTGCATTGCACCGTTCTTATAATCGGGTCCTATTGATATTTTTCTAACATCCATTTTGCTTTTTAATTTTGTTTACATTATTGGCTCAATAGGTGTAGGCGGCACATATTCTCCTGTAATTGTTAAATTTAATTCCGATGCAACCCAATCCCAAGCTACATTATCTGTGTTCCAAGATTGATACGCCTCGCCACTCATAAATAAATTACCTTGCTGTAATAGTTCGCCACAATTTTCTGTTTCAGTTTCTGCAAATAAAGCCCAATAAAATGTTGCAGATACATTTAATGTTACATTAACAGCATAGGCGTTTAATATTTTGGCTTCAGTAGTTTTTCCGTTTGACCAAATTGATACAGGTGTTATTG